CAGTTAAAAAACTCTATAAAAAAATGGGAGAAAGAAAATGACTAAAATTGGTTTTATTCGTTTAGTGCTTGGCACTATGTCACTCATCTGTATAGTCTTTGGCATGCTAATAGTCGAGAATACAAATGGAATTATTGCTACAATGTCACCAACTGATTGGCTTATGTCACTCATTGGTGGCACATTTGTTTTAGTTGGCATCATGTTAACTTTTATAACTTACGAAATAACGTAAATAGTGGGGCAGAAATGCCCTACTTTTCCCACCTTTCAAGCTGACATTCGTTCAGCTCACAATCCCAAAAATTTAAAATTACATAAAAAAAAATAAAAAAATCACAGGGCTGGTAGCCTGTGGATAACTTACACCAGGGATCAGCGTGAATAAAAAAAATTTTTTTTTCGGTCGCTGCGACAACATTTCGAGGCGACCTTCCGTGGCTGCCACGATAAAAAAAATAAAAAGTGCATGTGAACTTTCTGGCTCAATGGGACAATTTGGGGGTCTAAATAAATAAAAAAAGGACATTGCTCGTGAAAACAATGCCCCTTTTTAACTAGTAGTCGGAGATAATATTGAACAACAAAAGCCGAGGTTAGGAAATGTTGCGAATATTATTATTTATTTTTACCATCAGGCGTGGCTAGATGTCAAGCGATACCGAAGCTAGATTTCTACAATATTTGGTGCAAGCATGTCATCACCATCAAAAGGCTTGTAAGTAGACTTAACTTTGTCATACACAAAACTACAATCGCCTTGTTTGCCTATCCAACTATATCTACATTTCCATATGTGCACATCTGTCTGATTAGTTCCTGCAGGATTAGGTCTGTTGATTGTTACACCACAGTCTGCCTTAGAAAAGAAACTTGCACTACCTGATATGTCGTAACCCTTTGGCACTGGAATTGTGCCATCTTCTCTCCTCATCATCTTTGTGGGATGAGCAACAAACCATATGTGTATGTCGTGAGATTGTGCAAACGAACGTAGCTGACTTAACATGTCAGACACCCAATCAGTTTCTCTGTCAACTTTGTTTTTTGCAATGTAGTTGTAAGGATCTATAATAGCACCCCTGCAACCATACCTCTGCACTGACACTTTTAATCTTTCTATAACACTGTCGATGGAGGCAAGCGAGCCGTCAGCCTGATGTAAAAAGAAAAAGTGCTCGTGCACAAAATCCAATCCCTTTTTCATTTCCTCTTTTGTCATCCTATCTGTAGAGCCTTGAAAGAATGGCTTGCCCATATGTTTACTTATTAACTTAGCTATGTGTATGCGAGGCTCGTTTTCAAAGGAGCAGATAGCGAACTTCCACTTCTCTTTTCGTGCAATGTTATACATAATTTGATCTATAAATTCTGATTTTCCTGATGCAGGATGTCCAGTTACCACAGATAGCTGACCTTGAACGATCGTATATAGCTCATCTAAATTATCAAAACCAGTGCTTACACCTTTGCCCTGACCCTTTTCATATATATCTTCTAACTGCTCATGAAACTTTTTTGCATTGTACAAACCACTAACTGGGAATGGCTCTGCGTTGTCAGGTAAATTAAATAAATATTCTCTCCCGTGACGGAGAAGCACCTCGTTCGCATCCTTGCAGTCATCAGGATATTTAATTTTATAACACTTGTGTTTACCTATGCGTCTTGCCAACTCTTCTGCCATAGCATTGCCTGCAGTATCGTTGTCCATAGATATGATTATCTTATTGATTTTATTAAGTTTTTCTATTGAGTTCCAAACAAATTTAAACTTCGTATCTTCGTGGGCATGTGTCTTACCATTGACAACTTTGCTAACTGCACCTGATGGAATGGACACGCAGTTAGATTTTCCTGATTCAAAATAAGACAGACAATCTATCTCACCCTCACAAATAATTAGTTCTGATTTTTCTTCCAGTTTATCAACAACATCAAAATTATAAAACTCTTCTGCACTGCCCTGACTAGAAAACCCTTTGCCATGACAACTTCTAATCTTTGCAAACTTTATATTTTCATCATTGCCATATGGAAAAACAACACAATCAACCTCGCCAAGGCTAGCGATATAATTTATTTTTTGTTTAATGTTAAAGTGCTGTGTGGTTTTTTGGGATATCCCCCTAGTTTTAAAGAATTTAATTGCTGACGTACCTAGATCTTTCCAACTTTCTTTTTCTTTGTGAGGGTTAAACATATCCACGACCTTTGCCTTTCCATAATTTATATTATAATTGATAGTTCCAGTAAGATTACAGTGCCAACATTGGTATTTAATCTTATCTGCAATTACATGAACAGACAAAGTTTTTAGATTCTTTTTTTTCCTATTGTTGCCACATGACGGACAGTTTATTTTATGTTGCCCATCACCTAAATAGTTTGCTTTTAGTTTAATAATATCTTCCATAACATCTCCACTACTAGTTATAAGTATATATATATATAAAAATATATAGTTATAACTAGTATAGTTATAGCTAGTATATCTTTATAAATCTTTTGAGTTTATCACCTAGCTCGACATCGGTGTATGGTTTACTCAAAATTATCTCCTGAATGAACTTTTGCAAATTTTCAGGATTAATGCAAGCAAAATCACAACAAGCTATAAAATCGTCACTGCCCAACCATTCTATAACTCTCATTTTATCTTTCTTTTTTCCCATGTATAAATCAGAAATCGCTTGGCAGACTACAGATCTCCAAAGGCGTGACTCGGATGTGAGTCCTAGGTTCTTCTTTGTCAATCCAATGCCATATGTGTTTCTCTTTGACTTGTCTATCATTCTCATAAATCTTGTTTTGCATACAATCTAAAATTAAACTTTCATCCAAATCAGGTCTGCGAGTTTTGTAATATATTTTCATCTCAACTCTGACATCGCAAGTTAAAAGATTTTTTAATGGTGGGCACTGTTTGTCAAATGTTTTCACATAATCCAATGCTTTTTTTGATTTTATAAATAACATTTTACCTTTCACATAAACTAATTTTCTAGTGTTTGCCTTACTTGCAGGCTCTCCATATATCACTAAAACTATTTCTTTATCATTAATCGTTGACACTTAATTACTCCTGTGGTACTTAGGGTGTAGGAGATAATATTATGAAAATTACTAACAAAACAAACCTACCTCAGGCTTTTGTGGATTTCGCTAGGTCTGATAAATATTCTAAAGGTCAATCTGACATCTCCGTTACTTCTTTAATTGATAGTCCAAAAGTAAGGATAATGAAAGAACATTTTCATGATGATATGGAAGTTGATGCAGTTGACATGGTATGGGCACTCTTTGGTACTGCAGTGCATGCCATACTAGAAACATCTAAACAAACAGAAAACATTGTAACTGAAGAAAGATTATACACCAAGGTGGATGATTGGATACTGTCAGGTGCAATTGATAGGCAAGAGATAGATGATGATGGTGTGTCTATTTATGATTACAAAGTTACATCTGTTTGGTCACTAATCTTTGATAAGCCTGAGTGGGAAAGACAGTTAAACTGTTATGCCTATTTAGTCGAAAAAGAAAAAGGCATAAAGGTAAAAGATATAAACATATGTGTTATTGCTAGGGATTGGAATAGGCGTAAGGCAGAGCAAGACCCATCTATGCCACCATCCCCCATACAAATCAAAAAGATCCCTCTGTGGTCGTTTGAGAGGCGTGCACGGTATGTTCAAGAAAGAGTGGCACTTCATCAACAAGCACAGATAAGTTTTGATCTCGAAGAAAACTTTGGTGAATGTTCTGATGATGACAGATGGAAGAAGTCAGATACATGGGCAGTAAAAAAGTCAGGTCAAAAGAGAGCATTAAGAGTTTTTAATAACGAAAAAGATGCCAACGAATATGTAGAATGGCACAACGAAACTGACAAAGCCTACGTCAATAAAAGTAATTTAGAAATAGAAATTCGTAGTGGTGAATACACACGATGTAAAGGCAACTACTGTTCAGTTGCTGAATTTTGTAACCAGTATAAAGGAGATAATTATGGTGAACAAAAAGAAAGAGCCTAAAAAGGTTGTGAGAAAGGTTAAGAAAAGTGGTTTGGTAAAACTTAAGCCATCACTTTCTGAAGATATTAAGAAAGCTAAAGTTGGTAGACCAAAGAAAATACCTACTAAAAGAGAAGCCTATGCCAAGCATATTCGTGATGCCACAGTTAAGTCACAAAACAGAACAAATGATAGTAGGTTTCGTGATTTTATTGATGCAGTGATTGATACTATTAAACAAAAGTTAGGTATCAAATGATTACGATGCAAATGCAAAATATAGAAAACGCTTTGCAATGGATTAAGACATGTCCATTTAAATATGCCATTTCATCTATGCAGGGTGGATTTGTACATATAAAGATTTTTATAGATACAAAAGAAACTACTGAATCAAGATATCTTAAAAGCGGAGTGGATTCCAATGAGCAGTAATCTTGATGTAATCTTAAAAGAAATAGGTATGAAATATGAAGATGCAGTGTGGGATTGTCGTGGCACTAATGTCATATTGCATAAGGCAATTGAAAGAATTGCTACACACAAGAAGATTAAGTTTGATGAACCTAAGTTTTTAGAATGTAACACTGAGAAAAAGATAGTTAGTCTTATGGTTACTGGAACTTTAGGTGATAAATCAGAATGGTCTATAGGAGAAGCATCTCCGTCTAATAATAAAAACAACTACCCATACGCCATGGCAGAAAAAAGAGCCAAAGACAGGGTAGTCCTTAAGTTAGTGGATCTATCAGGTGATTTTTATAGTGAAGATGAAGCTGATGATTTTAAGGATGCTAAACCACAAGGCGAAGTTTATGAACCTGAGATGATAGACTTCCTAAAAGAAGCGTTTACACAATTTATGGTTGTGCAACATACCAAAGAAGAGGTGCAAAGTTTCTACAAAAACAATAGCAAAATTCTTGGTAACTTGCAGGCAAATCATAACTCTGTATACGAAGAGATAAAGACTGTATTTAAAGACAGAATAAAAGAAATTCAAAACCTAACTAAAGGAGATAAAAATGGGTGACGTTTTAAGAAAGTATAAACCAAGTGGTGCTTTGTTCCAACAAAAGGGTAACAAGGGTATTGACTACAGTGGTAAGTTAGAAATTAGTGATGAAGTTTTTGAGGATCTAGTAGCACAGTATAAAAAGAACAAAGAGGATGCTAGTGTTCCTATGGATGAAAAACCATATCTCATGATTAATCTAGTTGGTTGGAGAAAGATGGGCAAGATTGGTGCTTTCCTATCTTTGGCAGGCAACAAGTATGAAGAGTACAAACCATCATTTAAGTCAGGTGATAGCATGTCTTCACAAACTTCAACAACAGTAGTCAAGGAAGAAAAAGAAGAACTACCTGACGATTTGCTATAGGTGATAGCCATGAATAAATTAGAAGATAATGATGAGTTTTTAACTGTTAATCAGGTAGCTGATTATCTAAAATGCAGTACAAATCATATATATAGACTTAGGTCTTCCGATCCTGATTTTCCAAAAAGATATGACATATCTACAAAATTAGGCAAGGGTGGTATGGTTGAGGCAAGATGGATGAAAAGTGAGATCAAGGACTGGGTCATAACCAAAAAAGTATTGGATGATTGATATGTTAGAAAAAGTAGTAAACAAACTTTGGCAGGGAAAATACGTCTCTGTCAGAGACTACGAGGTCAGGAAAGCAATCAAGCAGGGTGGTATGATTATTCGTCACAAAGATAAGCATATGAAAATGTCTGCTGATGAACTGGCTAAACTGAAACCTAATCCTAAAGAAATACAGTCTTTCTACAAAGGCACATACAAACTTGTTGATATAGAGTTTGAACCATATATGGCTGATAAACGTCAGATGGACTTTGAAGATATACTAAAAGGTCTGTAGTTGTGGAGAGACATACTAAGGAGTGGTATCAACTACTCGACAAAGTATTAGATGAAAGAAAAGAAGAACTAAGGAAAGTATTTCTGAAAGCTAGTGTAAAGAGAAAAGCCAAAAACATTCTCACTGCTAAAGCCAAGAAGAAAAAGAAAGAGCAGATCAATCAATATAAAATTACAGTTGGTTGTGCTCACTGTGGTTACAAAGACAATCCTGACATTCTTCACTTTCATCACCTAGATCCATCAACAAAGATTGCCAATGTATCACGAATGGTTGGTAAAAATCACTCAATGGAAAAGATCAAACAAGAAATGGATAAATGTATTTTGTTGTGTATCACATGCCATCACAAAGTACATGATATAAAGTAGGAGTAATTATGGAAGAAGAACATTACGATGTAATAGATACATACATTGCCACTGTTAAGAAAGCAAAGACTGGCAAATGTGAGATATGTCAGGACACCTATGAAAAAGATATATCAGATGAGGACAAAAAGCACTTGAAAGAGATAAGAGATAAGTATGACCTTGGGTTTCATCCTGATGTTGATGTTGACCAGTTCCATTCTGGTATAAGAATTAAATAAAAAGTTCACATGCACTTTTCTACAACGTTGGGTTTTGGTCATGCAAAAAGTTAGATGCGACAAATGTAATACAGAGTTAAAGAAATATGGGATTACCTTTAAAGGATTGGAAGTGTACATAGCTTATGGTTGTGTAAAATGTTTAACTAAAAAGTTGGTGAAAGAAGAAGATGATAAATGATAAAGATATAGATAACGCAGTTCATTGGTTGATAGATAACGCCAATGAGATTGCCAATGCAAAAGCAACACTGGTCTACATGGAAGAGTTTAGAAAATCGTTGAAAGCACAGATAATGAAAGAGCATGCAGAGATGTCTGTGTCTGCACAAGAGCGTGAAGCATACGCAGATAGCAGAATGTTGAAACATCTTGATGCACTACGACATGCCACGCACCAGTATGAAAAGCATCGTTTTACAAGAGAGGCACAGTTAGCTAAGATAGAAGCATGGCGAACGTATCATGCGAATTTAAGGTCTATCAAACTATGAGGGATATGGTCAACAAACCACCTCACTACAACAATGGTGACATAGAAACTATAGATGCCATACAATCAGCTTTAGGTGATGGCTTTGAGTTTTACTTGCAGGGTAATATCTTGAAATACGTTTGGAGATATAGGCACAAGAATAATGTAGAAGATCTCAAGAAGGCACAGTGGTATTTAAATAAATTAATAGATATTAAATCTTAACCTGCTTCCTTTATTCCTGCACTTCTCATTATAATTAGTCCATTCTTTTGGAACTCGTTGATCTTCTTTCTGATATTCTTAATCAACTGTTTCTTACGT